ATAGATAATTTAGTAAATACTGAATCACCAACACCAGTTAAGTTTGCACGTCCATATGCTTCAAAAGCTGGTGTCATTGTTCCACCAGCAGTAGCAAATGTGTTATCGCCTCTCAGAAATGTAGTTGCGTCTTTTGTACCAGTAGCAGATAGTTGAGATATTCCAACAGAACCACTTGGAGGATTTACAGTTTGAACAGCTTTACCTAAAAACACACAGTACATATCATCTGATGCAGATGTAGCACTTGTTAAATTCAAATTTGTATTCGATGCTGTATATGCAGTTCCAGGTTCTTGACGAACGAAGTTAATAAATAATGCAATTTCATTTTCGTTAGTTACAGGATTATCAAGTGTGTAAGATGTAGTCGCACTTGTAGTGAAGTCTTGTTTTGCAAAACTTGTGTAACTTAAAGCTGGTTGGTTTCCTAAATATGCCATTATTAATTATTCCTATGTACTAATTGCATCTACATAACTGACTAATACATCTACCGCTGAAGCAGTATCTGCATAAGCTTTTAAAACATCGGTGTTTTGCATCACAATTTTTGATCCACTATCAATTAGCTCTAATGAACTTCCACTTGGTATCGGTGCATCTTTAATTACAAAATGATCTGTACTCGAACTGTTTATAATTACAGTTACGGTTACAGCTGATGTGCTTTTATTTACGCATCTAATTGATACTAAAGCATCATCACTATTTGCAGTTAAAATAGATGTTGGCGATCCTGATGAGTTTGATATTGAACTTGAGTGTACTCTTTCAAAGTCTTGAGCCATTTATTTTCCTCCTGTTATAATGCGATTGACATTGCAGTCGCAAATCCTTTTGTTGCAAATGATGTTGTATCGGCAGCTGCTTTTTGCCAAGCAGATCCAGTCCAAACATAAAGTGAATTATCGGTTGTTAAAAATACTAGGTCGCCAGTAGTTAAGGCATCGCCATCATTATCAACTGTTGGAAGTGATGATTTAGCTCCTAGATATGTATCGTCAAAATTATCAGCAGCAGCTTCGGCAGCGGCTTGAGCTGTTTGTGCAGCACTAGCAGAGTTAGAAGCATTAGTTGCTTGTGTACTTGCAGTCGATGCAGATGATGCAGCATTAGTCGCTTGAGTAGAAGCAGTCGATGCTGAACTTGCAGCATTACTTGCAGATGTACTTGCTTCTGATGCTTTTGTTGTAGCGGTTGTTGCCGAACTTGCTGCAGCTGTAGCTGATGATGCAGCGTTAGTTGCAGAGGTACTTGCTTCACTTGCTTTAGTCGTTGCTGTTGTAGCAGAATTAGCAGCACTTGTTGCAGATGATGCAGCATTTGTTTCTGAAGTAGAAGCATTGGATGCTGATGTTGAAGCTTCACTAGCTTTTGTTGAAGCAGTTGAAGCAGATGAAGCTGAAGCAGTTGCTGAATTAGCACTTGCAGTAGCAGATGTAGCTGCATTTGTTTCAGATGTTGCAGCAGCAGTTGCACTAGCAGCGGCAGCAGTAGCTGATGTTGTTGCAGAAGCAGCATCTACTATTAAGGACCACTTTGCACTATCGGTGTTAGTTGTTAATGGTTGTGATCCACTTGATGTATGAGAAGTCGTACAAATAAAAATATTATTAGTAGATGTATCTTTAACTAAATCTCTAGCATTGTAACTTGTAGAAGCAGACCAGTTTCCAACAAATGTTCCAAGTTCTTGAGTTACAGAAATTTCTCCAGAGCTATCAAAAGCTAAAATTTTATTTGCTCTATCCGTTGCACCTACAGTAAACTCTGTAGATGTCATCGTATTAGTTCTTGATAGTTTTATTGATCTATCAACTTGTTCTTGTAATTCCTGAGTTATCGATGTTGTTTTATCGTGTGCTGTTTCAATTGTATCTGCACTCATTGGATCATTATCAATTAGATCCATTGCTTGAGTTTGTGGAGTTGATCTCCGTAAAACTACTGTTTCTCCTGAAGCTGGAATATTACCAGCTGTAAAAGTTACAGTTCCTGAATTATTTCCAACTCCAGCAACAGTATAATGTGTGCCTTTTGATTTTACAGTCTCAGTTCCAGTTGATGATCTAATTATTACTTGAATGTCGTCATCATCTGTTATCTTAAAAGCATAAGTAAACGCAGATGTTGATCCATTTCCTGAATAACTGTTTTTAATTATTGTCGTTGAAATAGTCATTAATTAATGGTTCTCCTTGATTTCTTGAAAGTAAGTCTGTTAATGCTTGTTCTTTTAATTTATTTGTAATTCTATTTTGTGTTTCTTCAGCGTTTTCAAAGTTGCCTAATCGTGTAAAGTTCACACCATTTAAATCGTAATCAACAACTCCTTTTTGTCCTGTTAAATCTGCATAAGCAAGTTTTCTTGAATTACTAACAACATTTTTAATAATATTTTGATTATAAATATTATCTTTAGGCTCCTTATATTCTTCTGTATTAAAAACGTAATTTAATAATTGTTTTGTGTATTCACCTGATCTTTTTTTCATAAAAGAATATTCATCAGATGTATAATCTACTGTTGAAGATAATCCGTTTAAATTATAAGTTTTAGATTTTCTTAATGGAGTAATTTCAGCACCAGTTCTTAAAATTTCATCTCTTATTGCATCTTCTTTTCTTACAGAAAATAATCCAAATTTTTCAATTGGATCTCCAAGTAAATCGTAATCTTTATTTAAACTCGCATCGTATAATCCTCTTTGAATGTACTCATCTAATTCAAGAGCAATTTTTTGATTATCGTCTGTAAAAAATTTTGATATTTGTTTTACACCTGATGGTACAAAAGATCCTGTTATTTGTTTAAATTGTAACTCTGCACCTTTTGCAGCACCATACATTTTATAATTTTGATAATCATTTACAGCTTTACCAACACCAGCCATAAATGTAGATGAAGCTAAATTTTCACCTAATGAATATGTAAATGCTGTAGTCATAGCAAGGTAGTCTTGCCACTGGTCATTATCTTTAAAACCTAGTTGGCCCAGTCGTGCTAAATCTGCAGCTTGTCTAAACATCATGGCAATAGGATCATTGCCTGTAGTGTTTATCTGTATAGTTTTATCGCCATAAGGAATATTAATTGTTCCAGGCTGCATGCCTGTTAATTTCATCATCTCTGATTTAGTTCCAAATTTTTTATTTTTAAATTTGTAACCAATTTCAGGTGATGTTCCTGTAGCCATATCTCCAAAAATAGTCATGCCAGCAACAGTCGTATAAAATGCTCCACCTAGCATTTGTTTAACTTTTGCTTCTTGTTGTTTGGCTAAACCATTTGCACCAGAAATATCGTCTTTAAAACTTTGTAAAATTCTATTTAATCCTGGAGTTCTTTCAATTACAAAACCAGTTATGTTAGTTGGTGTTTGTATAAATGGTAAATAATAATTTGTTAAAAAATTAAACCATCCAGAATTTGATTTTACTTTTTGTAAATATTGTCCAATGTCTAAAACATCGCCTCTTGTTCCAAGCGGTGTTTGATAAACTGATTTTAATGTAACTTCAGAAGCTTCTTTAACCATAGCTTCAGTTGGATTAACAACCATCTCTGCCAAATATTGTGCAGCTTTATCTTGTGGTAAAACACCAGCTCTAACATTTTTTACTGTATCTCTATAAGCTAAAGCATACAGTTCTGATCTGTATTCTAAATTTTTAAAATATTTATCTGCTACTGTTAGAAGTCTTGTTGGAATTCTATCTAATGTAAGAATTCGTCCCATGACATCTACAAAACTTGCAGCAGCACCTTCTTGCATTTTAAAATGATCTGCAGAAAATTTGTTAGGTCTTATTTCAATTTTTGAACCACCTATGGTTGGTCCTTTAACATTTGTATCTGGTAAGTATCTTCCAACACCAGCCCACATTTCTGTAAAGGCTTGAGTTTTACCATAAGCTTTTGCAATATCTTCAAACTCAGCAACACCACCTTTTGCAGCATCACCATATAACATGGATGCAAGTTTTCGTTCTTGCATCATAATACCTTGAGTGATCCAGTTACCAGCAGTATTTCTTACATGCGTTAGTGGATTAGATAATATTGCATTTATAAAAACTTCAGAAAGTGCTTCACTTGATTTAGAAAATACATCTGATTTCTCAGACAAAGTTGCTCTAGCAGCTGGTGTGTCAGCTTTTAAATATGTTTGAGCAATTGTTCTTGTGTGCTCTTCACCACCTAACTGAGCCATTAATAATTGTCTATTAATATCGTCAGTATTTCTAGCAGTATAAAATTTATCTCTTACTGGTATTTTAAATTGTTGTAACGCTCTACCAGTTTCTGTTTGTACACCTTTGATAATTTTTTGAAGTTCAGCAGTCAATGCCATGTGCTGTCTAAACTTTAACAAATCATCTGGTGTTCCTGTTGATGCTGTAATAGCAAGATCATCTAATCTATTCATCGCAGCAAGTAATAATTCTCTTGATGCTAAAATAGTTTCTGCGTTAAGAGTTGATCCTGGTTTTAAAGTTAATAATGTTTCTTTTAATTTTTCAGGATTGACTTGTAGCAAATCAGCCATTTCTCTCGTAGCTTGATTTGACTGTACGCCTCTTTTTTGTTTTTCTATTCCTGATTTAAACTGAGTTGATATTTCGTCAATAAATTTAACAATATCTTCTCTAGTCTCCATTTTGTCGATATTAAAGTCATCTAACTTTTTTGGAGCTATTTTAGTTTTAGCAAATAATAATTTTTCAGCCTGGCTTTCTGTAACCATTTTTGGCTGTTTTAATTTTTTTTTACCTAAAGGTGCTGATGGATCTATTTTTTCAACATCTATTGGTTTTATGTCAGGACCTTTGTCAAAAAGCGTAGGAGCCTCGCCTGGTTTATAAGCTGGTCCTTTTACCTTCTCATCTATAATTTTTTGTGCATCCTCAAGAAGTTTTTTACTTTCGTCCTTAGATAATTTCTTTATTGCTTTACTTATTGCTGCTGTCATGTTTTGAAATTTTTATTTTTGTAAAAACAAATATATGAGGATATTTGTTTATTACGCTTTTTTTGTCGTTTGTGAAATAATATTATTTTTTATACTATCTTATATAGTATGTTACTTTTGCTCTTGGTTTTTTGACTTATTTAAAAACTGAACATTAACTTTATTCTCTTCTGGAAGAGTTAAATCTTTTTCATACAGATCAACCAACGATTGACTAATCGGACCAGTTGGTCCTCCTTCTTTCATGATTGTATCATACATCCTTTTAAGAATGTTTTTGTTATCTGTATTTGCCATAATCTTTTTTAGTTATTACGTTAAGATCAAAAAGCTCTGCATTTACTTCAAAATCTTTGCCGTATTTTTTATCAATTTCTAAAACTTTTTTAGCAAAGTCTTCAGCTTTTATATTAGAAAAATCAGGAATGTACATACTTCTAATTCCAGCATATTCCTTAACGTCTAAAGTCTGTGCATCAAAAGTTTGTTCTAATTTAGCTGCATCAAACTTTTCACCTTTTAACAATTCATATACCTTATTAACTGATCTTTCAGGCTTATTAATAAATAAATTCATTTCAGCACCCATTCCAGGATCGTAAGCATCAATGATAATTTCGTCATAACCAGCTTCATTCATTTTTCTTATAGTATCAATCTGAGCTTTTGTTGGTTTATGATATATCTGGCCAAACATTCTATTGCCATAAGGTGAAATTCTTATTGCATTTGTTTTTTGCATGAAGTCATAAAGTTGTTCTGCAGTTCCAGGTTTTGCACCACCCATCGCTCTAACCGCAGCGTCTCTATGTTCTACAGCTCCACCTTTAATATTTGTTTGTCTGTTCATATTAACAACAGTTCCATCTGGTAACAGAAAACCAGCTTTATTAAATTCTGTTGTTACTGGATATAATTTTTTAATATTATCAACTAACTGTCTATCAGGAGTTGGAAACTCCATAGTAAATGGCAGACCTTCTTTAGTTAATAATTTTGTTTTAGCTGTAAAACCTTCTTTAAAACCAAAGTCATTATCTAATTCACTAATTAAATCTTCTATATTTGATTTATATAAATTATTTTTAAAATTTATAGAAACTGATGGAGTTGCATTTACTTTATCTATAGATGATGATGCAACAATAACCGCTTCTTGATTTTCTTTTTCTGCTGCATTAACCGCTGTTTTAATTAAAGTATTATTGTCAAATCCTGGTTTTGTTAAAATTTCAACATCTAAATTTCTTTCAATATTATCACCAAATTTTCCAAAACTATCATCTACTTTAAAATTTGTAATATTTGGATTATTCTTAAAATTATCTTCAAAAGTTTTTGCAAATATTCTTTGTTCAAATGTTGTAGGAACTTTATCACCTTGTTGTTTGGATATACCTACTATTTTTTTTCCACCTTCTTTAATTAATTTTTGTCCAAGTACACCAATTGGAGAGGCTTCTGCTTCTGGAGCAAAACCAGCAATTGTTGCGGTTGCTGCAGTTGTAGCAGCAAGTTGTTGTCCTTGTTTTGCTTTAACATTTTTTAATTTTTTTAAACCAGAAAAAATTTTATCACCAAGATAACCAAGAGATCCATATTCAAGAGCTTGAATTGTTTTATCGTAAATTTCTCCAGCTGGACTATCTTCATTTATAGAAGCTACTTCTTTTAATCCATTAACTGCATTTGTATCTACAAATAAACTTTCTGTTTTATCAAACGCTAAAGCTCCACCTAAACCAAATGCTATTGGCATAGCTTTTGATCTTGGAACTCCTATGCTTGTTAATTTTTTATATATTGGAGCAGTGTAAGCAGCATCTTGTAATATCATTGCTTGCAGTTGCATTAAAAAAGGATTGTCTAATTCTTCTTGTAACTGATTTAATTTTTCTTTTTGTGCATCTGCTTTTTCATTTACAAATCTAAACATGCTATCTTCAGGTAATGGATTGTTGCCATAACCTACAAAAGCGATCATATTGTTTAGAGCTTGAACTGCATTTACTCCACCTTTTGTAATTGCAATTAAATCTTCTTTTAATACATCACCCACGAAATCTAAAGCATCAGTAGCAAAAGAATTTTTTTCTTCTTCTGATGTATCTTTAAATTTAACTTCTCCAGCTTCAGGATCAGGATTAATACCTTCTAACTTAGCAGTATCAATATTGTTTGCTTTTAGAGTTTTATAAGCATTACTGTTATAAAAATTTTTTTTATTTTGGTCCTGTATAAAATCGTCAATAATATTAAAGTCTTCCATTATTTAAATGCCTCGTCTTTACTTTTTATTATGCTCACTCTTGCTTTAAAAACATCTTCTAGTCTGTCAATTTTTTCTAAATCACTTATGTACAAACTAATATCTTTTGTATTTAAGTTATAACCATTTGCTGCATCTGTTCTTAATTTTTCAAAAAATTTAGTTGGATCATCTTGTAATCCTTGTTCGTAATTTATTGCAACACCACTCGGTTGAGCCATATCTTGTAATCTAGGCAATTGTTCTGATTGTAATCTTTTAATAACTTGAGCGTAGGCATCTTCTGGCGAAAAATCTCTATCTAAAACAAGACTATTATATTCATTAAGCAATGTAGTTGCCTTCATTTGATTTTGTCTTTTTTCTTCGTCTTGATTAGACATTCCAGGTAAAGAAATCATTTGCAAAGTTTCATTTACATAACCAGTTACATTCTTTAATTGTTTTGTAAAAAATTTATGATTTCTTGAAAATTCTGTATCTTCTTTGTATTTATCTAAAATTTTATTATATTTAATAATTCCTTCTGGAGATAATTTAGAAGCAAACTTTTCATTTAAATTAATATCATTTTGTATTTGATCTAAATCTTCAACAGTTTCAGCAATACTTAATTGTGCATTAACTATCTCTTCTACAAATTCATCTGATTGTGGAATAGCTGTATTATAAAATTTAATTAAAGTATTAAATTGTGCAGAACTTAAAGCACCAGCTTGTTTAGCATCGTAAAGGTCATCTATAGATGGTTTTTTAGAATAAGTCTCATCACTTCTATTTATTAAGTAGTCATTATAAGAAGTTAAAAAAGATGTAAAATTAACAACCTTTTGAGCCAAATCTTTTTTTTCTCTAAATTTTTCATCATCTAATTTTTTTATTGTATCAGACAAATCAGCGTTTCTAGCATATTCAATAACAGATTTAGCAATATCTTCATTTAATTCATTATTTAATGCAGCTCTTGTATTTGCATCAAATAAATTAATTTGTCTGTTTTTAGCTGCGTTAATATATTGAAGTTCTTTTATTTCTAGTAGTTTGTCTTCTTTTAATTTAGCTAATCCTTCTGGTCCGTGTAATTGTAACTTATCTCTTCTAGTAAAATAATTTTCAAAATCTCTTTTAGCAAAAGGTATAGCAGCATTATCGCCACTACCTAATGTTTGTACTAAACCATCTAATTCTTTTTTATCATTAGATTTAGCAAGAGTTATAGAATTGTCGTAAACTTCACCTAATAATTTTAATGAATATTCTTGATTTGTTTTATTTAAATATTTTTGTAATTTTTTTTTAACAGCGTTGTTAGATCCTAATTCTTTAAAATTACTGTATGCAATATCATTTGAAAAACCTTCTAAGGCTGATTTTGAATTGGTAAATTTTTTATATTTAGAAAAACTTTCTAAAATTTTAGGATTTAAATCTTTTGTTATTTCAAAAAATTCATTGTTATCTTCTTGGTCTTTTTGATCTTTATATATTTTTTCTACAGCTGCACCTACAGAACCAAATCCAGCAGATTGAACAGTTGCTAAACTTAATGGTATTTTTACTGCAGATAAGTTAGGAGTTTGTCCTTGATTTACTCTAGCATTAATTTCTTCTACTTTTAATCTAGCCATAATTAACTCCTCATATTGTAACCAGTTGTTAATAAACTTCCGACACCTTTAGCCATCAATGCTCTTGATTGTATTCTACCAGCTTCTCTTTCACCGATAGATTTACTTTCTAATAATAAAGATTGATTGATTTGATCTTCGTAATCCATTTCTGAATTATAATCTGCAACAACTAAATTAAATGCTTGGTTAATATTGTTCTCAAGCATGACTTCATAAGGTGTTGTACCTTCTCTAAACTCTGCACCTGATCTTAAAATATTTACAAATAAATTTGATCTGTTTGCTTCTTGATCTTTTTTTAATAAAGGTAAAGTTACTTGATTATAATATTTTTTATTATTCTCAGCTTTTTTTCTAGCGTATTGTGCTTGCTGATAAGTTAATTGTGAATTGTAATTACTTATTGATCGTGCTGCACCAGCACTAGCGAAATCACCTATGAAGCTCATATATTTTTGCCATCCTGTAATAGTTAGTTTTGTCAGGTCCATACATAAGCATAAGACCTTCTTTTTTTAATCCAAGCCATTCAGCAAATCGTACTCCAGTTTTAAAATTTTCTTTTACTGAAGTTTGTAATCGCCAAATGTTATTGTTGTAACAAAGTAAATCTAATCTTTTTTTGATTGAAGATACTGATTTAATTTTGTGCTCAAATATTCTTTTTGATGCAATAACCCAGCCTTCAGCCACTCCATCCCATAAAGGAGTAACGCCACCACAAAGAACGATGTTATTGTCAGCCAATAAAGTAAATGACAGACCAGGAATTCCATAATCGATCCTACCTTCTTCAGCGCTTGCATCATTTTCTAATAATTTTTCGTTCATTCCAAATGTTATGATTTCGTCAGCATGACTTCTTTCATAAGGAATAATTTTATAATTAACCATCCGATGTAACTAGAGTTGGATATATTGCTAAGATCGAACATGGTAAAGGCTGATCTTGTTTTATAAATATAAATCCGTCTGAGTTATAATCATCTCTAAATTCTATTTCTTTGTCTCCAGCAAGCAATGTATCTACTGGTGATGACATTGAGCTTGATGTTGTTCTAAAAGGAATTGTTTCTAATTCTGTTAAACTTGGTCCAACTTTTACACCAACAGTTTCAAATAATCTTAATACTACTTTACTAATTCTTTTTGTTTTACCTTGAGAAGTTCCTTCGGCAGCTCCGCCTTCTATTCTCATAGTTTGTAAAACACTATCGTAAGATAAACCAACAACTGCTTTTGTAACCGATCGATCTAAAGTTATTGAGCCAGAGCTAACAGTTTTATCTGCATGGACTGATCCATCCGCTAGGATAGAAACAGTCTGGCCTTCTAAATGAGATAGACCACTCAAGGTTGTTGTTGCAGAGCCGCTATAAGTCAAATGACTATCTAAAAATCTAAAACTTGTTGCATCTGTTTCGTCAAAATCAAAAGATGAGAAACACTCTACGTATCTTTTTGTAGCACCATTAATTGTTCTTTTTACAATAACCCATAACTCATCTTCAGTCAGAGTTCCTGATATAGATGCTGCACTTTCACAAACTGCATTACCAGATCCAAAAGCACCACCAAATATATGTCTATGCCAAGCAGTTACATTTTCTGCTCTTTGATAAGTTAAACCAGCTAATACGCCATCATCTCTAACACACCAGATAATACTGTCAGGTTCTTGTTGATAAGCCATCTGATTAATACCAGAAGCAGTTACACTTTCATTTAATATAGTTAAATCAGGTGCAACATAACCATCACTATCAAAGTTATAAGCTAGTTCTCTAATTTTTCTTTTAGCTTTTTGTAAAAACAATATTGCATTACCAGCTGGAATAGCATCGACACCAGCGGATCCAAAAGAACTTTGTCTTTTAATAGTTACATTCGTTGGAGTTATACTTGCATCTGTACCATCTGCAGAAACTGTAAATTCTCCTCCTGATGTGCCTACAATTAAAGTTCTTACTGCTTTTAAATATTGAATGGCATTAACCTGATTTGAAGCAATTGTATAAATCATTGCATCCGCAGCATTAGTACCAGTTGTAAAATTTTCGTAATCTCCAGCTTTAGAAAACCATAAGCTTTGAGGATTATTATTTGTGTTTGCAAATACTAATCTTTGTTCAAAGAATGAAACACAGCTTGGTCTATTATCAGATCCAGATAATCCTGGAGAAGGTGATCCAGTAAAAGAAACAGTTGATAAGGTCCAGCTTGTGTGTCCAGTTCTTGATAGTTTTCTTACATCATGATTTGGATGACATAAATACATAACGTCAGCAGACTGTGCAAATTTTATATCAAATAATTCTGCTTCTAAATAAGGTGAAGCTATTTCATATGCAGATCCACCAGATAATATTTGTCCTTTGTCTTTAAAAAATCTTATGTACTGATCGCCAAATTCTAAAATATAAGTTTGAGTAGTTGAGAACTCAAAAGGTATTAATCTTGTTTTCTTTGTACTATCTTTAACTTCAGCAATATGTTGTGTACCAACTCTTCTCGATGCAGCTCCTTGAGGAGATACTAAAAAATTTTCTAAAGTTTTTGTTGCTGAAGAATATTTTTCAAAATCTATTCTGCCGTCCATCTTGGCAGAAAATTCTCCAGAGACAAAAGAGTTTAATGCTAAAGTTATTCTAGGCACTATAACCTCGCGTCAGTAAATTCGTTACTTTCAATTGTTCCTAAACTATTTTCTGTTGCATCTATAAATCTAGCTTCTCTTAATCTTTCATCTGCTCTAGCCATATAATTATTTGCAAGCGTTGCATTATTTGTAACTGCGTAAGCTATGTCTGCAGCAAGTTGATGAGAGATTGCTTCTTGTAAATACACATCGTAATTATTTGGATCTGTATCAATTGCAATATAAACTAAATAAACAGTACCTTCATTTGTTTTAACTTTTTTACCTTCTATTTTATAATCAATAGAACTTTCTATGCTATCTGTAGATCCTGTATGAATTTTTAAAACTCTTAAACAATCTGCTGGTAAAGTATATTGATTAGCATATTCAACAACAGGAGCTGTACTATCTTGAGCTAACTGAACTCTTTTAGTTAAACAATTCCAAGCATGCGATCTAAATACTCTATTTCTTACTGGTTCATATCTTTGATTACAAAGTCTTGCGTTTTTACTATCGTCAGTCAAAGCTGAGATTGTTGATGCACCCAGCAAATTTAATGCTGAATTACACATATCTACTACAGATGCCATTATGTTTGTTCTCCTTTAATTTCTTTACACTCGAATTTTATTACTAATTTATTTTTTTCTATAATTTCTCTTTGATATTCTTCGTAATCTTTTAAATTTCTAAATGTCTTTTGAGCAATAGCATAACCAGCATCAACACAGTCATAGTGTGTATTGAATTCATAACCAGCTATTGTACTTGTTGGACATGAATTGTTAATCATGCTGCACATATATAAAATCAAAATATATTTCATGAATTTTGCAGCCTGGCGGACTAGCCGCCAAGCCTAATTGCAGATTACTCTACAGAGTACATTACCCATGCAAAGATAGTACCAGTAGCAGCAGCGCCACCAGTAGTTATCACTACATCAGTTTCCGCAGTTGTTCTGTAACCTAAACCAGTTACAGCTGGAACTGGAGCACCAGTTGAACTACCAGCCAACATTGACTGAGATTGTCCAGCTACGTTCCAAGTACCTACAACTGTGATATATCTGTCATCGTCTCCACTGTCGCCTACTTTCAAAGTAACACCAGATCCAAGAGCATCACACTTGATGATAACGTCATGGATTGTTGCGTTAGTTGGAATTCTAGCAACAGTTATGTCAGATCCACTTGCGAGAGAAGATGCTTCGTACGTATCATGTTGTACTCTGATCTTTCCACCGAAGTTTTCACTGTCGATTTTAACAACAGGAGTTGCGTCTATGTTTGTGATGTTTACACCTTTTACACTAGCCATAATTATTTACCTCCCATTATTACGCTTCGTGTGCTTGGATTGTAACAACTTTTTCTTCTTCCATTCTAGTTGCTCCAACACTCATGCACACATAGACTTGAGTTGCATAACCTTTGTCTGATCTTTCATCAATTCTTGTCATTAAATCTTGACCTAATGCAAGCTTGATACCATCAGATGCAAACGCAAGACATAATCTTTTAGATGATGCAATTGTAAGTCTGTTTGATGTTATAAAGTTAAAACCAAGAAACTGATTTACTTCTCCGTTCGCCAACGCTTTAACAGTGTTGAAGTCAGAAGATGTAACTTGAGTTGTTCCTAACAAATCAGAAATTTGTTTTGGTCCAACAACAATGTATCTTGGAATTGACGGATCTACAGATGCGCTGTCCATAATTTCTTTAGCATTACGTAACTTTGCAATTGTTAATCCATCTGTACCACTTTCAGTGATAGCTTGTCCTCCAGGTAAAGCAGTAGATGTACTTCCTGTTTCACCAGTGAACGCTGTACCACTTGCAGCAGCGATGATTTCATCATCCATTGCTCTACCCATTGCGAAAGCAGCAGCTTGAGCGTAAGATGATGTTGGATCGATAAGAGTTCTAATCTTATCTTGATTGTCGATAAGATCAGCGTACTCGTAATCTACCAATGATACTCTTCTTCTTGCGTGTGGAGTATCGATTTGTGGAGTATCTGAATGTCTTGATACTCGTTTAACAGCTGTTGCAACGCCAACTTGGTCGAAGAAAGCATTTTTACCAACAACTGTTTCTGTGTCCACAGCATTTCTAAGAAGAGAGCCTTTTTGTTGTGATAGCATTTGTACATTGTTTGAATACTGTTGTACAAAAGCTGTAGTGATTTGATTAGACATTATCTAATCCTCCTCTTATTGGTTGATTGTTGATTTTATCGATTTGATTGACCGTCTAAGACGGATCGCGTCTTTGCCTTTTAAGTCTGCAATTAGACTTTTTTCTGAGCGGCCTTAGTAGGTTGTCGCTTAGAATTTTGTTTTACCCAGTCGTAGTAATTATCAGCTGTAGGCAGCGGATCTCTTCTATCGTTTTCTGGTGAAAATTCAGTTGCTAATCTTAAACATTCAAGTCTAATTTCACTGTCTGATATTTCTGAAGTTGGCTCAAATTTTTCTTTAGCCATTTAACATTTCTCTGAGTTTAAGAACTTCCTCAACATTTTTTCTATGATTAGGATGCGCTTTATTCCAGTATGGTGAACCTTCCTCTGTCAATGAAGCTATTTCTTTTTCTATTTCTCTAGCTGTCATATATTCAGAGCCATCACCTTTGATAACTTCGTCTTCAGATAATTTATCTGCTAGACCTGAGAAAGCTTTTATTAATTCAAAATTATCTCCTAATCTTGAACCATCTTTAAGATAAGTATTTTCTAAAAATTCTTTTCCTAAAGAATTTACAGCTAACTTATTTGCTTGCTCTAATCTTTTTGCGTATTGAGGACCATACTCTTTTTTCAATTGTTCCTCTGTAGCAAGAGCGCTTTGTGCAGCTTGCTCTTCTAAAGATTGAGCTTGGCCTTGATTAAACTCGTTATAAAATTTAATTAAACCTTCTGCTTGTTTAGGAAGCAGTCCTAGCCTATGAGCAGTTTGATTAAAAGCTTTAACTTGTTCTTGGTCCACTTCGTCATCCTTGAAAGAATATTTATAACCTTCTGGATTATCTGGAGCGCCAAGTCTTTTAAATACTTCATTCCAATCCTCATCTGTTGCATGTTTATTAGGAACAGGAATTTTATCTGCTCCAACTAACTTTTGTGCATGGAGATAACTTTTTACAAAGTCTTCCATGTTATTAAAATTAGATAATGATTTTTCTTCTTTAAAACTTTCAGGAATTAAATCTTGAAAGCTTGTCTCTGTTACTTCAGCAGCTGCCTCAGTATTATTCTGAACAACAGCTTCTGTAGGTTGTTCAGATTGAGCTTGTTGCTCAGTTGTCTGATTTTCCATTATTACTCCTTAGTATTTAATATAGCTTTTATAAAAAGTAGAACTGATCTCTGTCCTTCTAAAAAAGCTGTTTCATGACTGTTATCTTTTGAGAAAGTAGTCGAACTCTCATGACATCTTTTAGATATGTCGTCTAAAACTCTTTGACCTTCATCGGATCCAAAAACTATTTTATAATCTTTTTGAAGTTGTTTTATTTTTTTTTGTATTTCTTTATTGTGATCCATCAGATACGACCTTTGCTAGTGGCGCTGCATTTTTAGCCATTTCACTCTCAGCCATTTGTTGTTGCATTGCCATTTGTTGTTGTTGTTGCAATTGTCGTTCCTCTCTTATTTGTCTTACTTGATTATCAGATTTAATTATTTTAGCTGGTAAACCTAAAATATCGATAATCTGTTTTACTAATCCATCTTCGTCTATGTAATCCATTACTGGCATTGTCTGAGACATAGATCCAAATAATTCTAATCCTCTCATCAAAGATTGTAGTTCTTGTGATCTTTGAGCAAGAGCCATTGGAGATACATATTCTATTTTTAATTCTTGTTTCAGTAAAATTTCTGGAGCTTGTAAAAATAATCCTTGTCTTAGCATAATATTAAATATTCTAGTTATCATTGGAGACAATAACTCAGATTGTAATCTACCAAGTACAGGACCTAAGATCCTCATTTTCTCTTCATTTCTTTGCAACACTTCAGTTGCAGTCATGTTTCTGTTTTCTTGGATCAGTAATTGATCAACATGAAACATCTTAGCAATAGCATCTCTTCTTTGATTTTCGTTGTTTAATGTTATTGCAGTATTAGCATTTATATTTAATGGCTCAATTCTATCTCTTGATCCTGATCTATAATAATTTATTGATCCTGGAGACATTCTTATAGGAGCAATCATACCATCATCAGGTATTAATAAAGGCGGATCTATTTGTTTAGCAGCAGCCTTTAAAGAATTCTCCACCATTTTGTTTAAAACTTTAACGTCTGGCAAAGCGTTCATTCCAGGACTTCTTCCATATTGTTCAGTAGAAGCTTTTAAGTATCTTGGGATAACATAAGGATTTTCTCTAAATCCTCCAATTGAAATTATATGTCCTGAGTTATATTCAAAATACACACTCTCAAAAGGCATGTTTTGTTTATCTTCTTTTCCAGGATCAAAATCTTCTCTTGGTCTTACAACATGAACTAACTCAACTTCATCAAAAGGATTTTTTTGTGATGTATTTTGTATTTCTCTTGATAAATTTTCAAAACCAAATTTATTAGCAACAGCTTGTGCTGGCATTTTAAATCTTCGATAAATTGTATCAACTAATCCTTTTTTATTTTCCTGAATATAAACTTCTTTTATATGCCTTGCAGAAAATAATAATGTATCTTCTTGATCGTTTTCTATTAACAAGCAAGCTGTACCAAAAGCAATTAGATCATGATAGCACTCAAATATTTCTTGTTGAAAGTTTGATTTAGCAATTGCATCATACATTCTTTCTGTAGCATCTTCTAACCACTCTTTTGCTTCATCATTATCGTTCAAAGATAATTCTTTAAATCTTAAACTAAACCATCTGTTTGCAGATGATGTTAGCATACCATGCAAAGATGCCGCCAATAGTTCAAGAGCGTGAATGGCCGTTGCGTCAAATATTTGTGTGTTTCTCTTGTCGCCTCTTGCTCGTTCTTTTGTGATCTCTGCTTTTCTAGGTAGCATCAAGTCTGAGACTTCTTGCCAATGGCTTTCCCAGTTTGATCGCTTTTCCATCAACCTAGACAGATTGTCTTTGAGCTTTTTTGATAAAGTTCTAAATTCTTGTGATTGCATTATCCACCTAATAAAGTTTTTTTGCTTAAAGTCGCTGGAGTATCATTACCAGTTACTGAAGTCATAATAGTTTTTTTTCTGCCTCTTTTTTTTGTGTCTAAAGAATATTCATCATCTGTCATCTCAGTAGAAGTAGGAGCTGTTTTGTCAGCAATAATCATATCTGATTTTACTCCAGTGTTATCCATTTGAGTTGCAGTTTTAGGTTGCTCTGCAGACTTTCTACTTCTTGTTGCTAATGTACTGTCGTTCCTAATTTTATTTCCATAAGCATCTGTGTTTCCAGTTTGTCTGCCTTGCATATAATCTTGATACATATCTTCTTGTTGTGTTGCAGATAAGTTCATGAAATCATCTTTAGTAGTTCCTTTATAATTTTTAGAACCTAAAACTTTGTCTGTAAAAAATTCTCTGTTCTTTCTTGATCCAGCTTCTAATGGTCCAGACAATAAAGCTAGTGCTGGAGTTTTAGCTGTGTTCTTAATATTCGTTGCACCTTGCTCATAAAACATATCGAGCTTTGCTTCAGTGTCATCCTTCTCAGGATTGTAATCAGCTTTTTTATAACCTTTTCTTTTTTTATCAGAATAAGTTGTGCCGCCAAATGTTACTGCTTCTGCTCCAGAAACATCTCTATCGTTGCCTCCGCCACTATCACCTCTTGATCCCATCTAGCCTCCTAATAAAGTTTTCTTATCAATATTTTCATCTTTAATATCTGATAAGCCTGTGCCTGTTAAAATTGTTGATCGTCTGCCTTTACGATTAAGCTCACGTCTTCTTTGTTTTTCTGCCTCTTCTTGTTCTCTCGCTTCATCTTCTAATGACGGAACATCTTCAGGTTCTGGCATTTGAATTGGCGGAGGACTTGGCATTTTTGGTTTAAAGATTGATCCCATTATAGTACCTTATAGTTTGTGTCATGTTGTTGTTGTCTAGCAGATTGAAAAAATTTATGTTCATTCAAACCTACTGCTAAATATCTAAGCGCATCGCACGCATGACTGGCCCACGAATGGACTGGTTTAGCAGAATAAATTCTTTCTCTGTCGTTATACTTTCGATGATAATGTCTCAAAGCATCTATAAGCTTTTTACAATTATCAACATCAATAATACATCTTGGAAGTAACATCTTAACAGCGTGAATACCTTCCTCTACAGAAAGTTTTGGAACTACTCTAAAACGTATTCCCATCTGATAAGCTACTTCTCTTCTGGTTTTTCCAGAACTAAATTCTGTTGTGTCAAGATCATGTGGTCCGTAGTGATGCTCATATACATAATCTTTTTCTTTCAGCATCTGAGCATAGTGTGGAAATGCTTCATTGCTGTTTTCATAATAATCAACAATATGGATCTGATGGCCAACTTGTTGAAAAAAAATAACTGCAGTTTTATCTGAGTAACCCAAATCAAAAGCAGTATTAACAGGATATGCTGGATTAACTGGCACTCTTGCTAATTGTCTTTTGTCCTCCATAGTAGATAAAATATCTCCAAAGATGGATCCTTGAATATTTCCAACAAAGCTACACTCGAATTCTTGATTATACTTTTGTTGTCCCATCACAGCTAGAGCTGCTTTCAATTCGTCTTTATCAACTAATCCTGTCTGTGAAGCTTTAGCAACATATAGAAACCATTCAGGATTTGCTTGAGCCTTTTGATAATAATCATAAAACAGATTACTCATTCCTTTTGGCGTACCTACTAGGACCAGTTTACCTTTACGATCACTTAAAGCTGGCGTAATTACTTCATCAATTAAATTCTGATTTATCTGCGCTGCCTCATCACAAACAGCTATATCTAAATATATACCTCTGATGCTATCAGGATTTTCACTAGATAATAAACTTATCCTAGCTCCATTGATAAAATCACACCTTAATTCACTTTCATTCCATTTAGTTCCTGGAATTTTTTCTGTATAAAATTTCAAATAGTCCCATGCGATTTTTTTAGCTTGAGAATAAGTCGGAGCTATGTATGCAAATCTTGGCGCATGGTTTTTATTGGTCATAGCTTCTTTGACCAGGTGATTAATAATCATCACAGTTTTGCCAAACCTACGATGACAGCATAGCAAGCTATATCTAAATTTATCTATCTGTTGATGTATATACGCTTGTTGCTTTCTTGGCGTATATGGAATTGTAACTTGCATTGGTCCATCAATGAAAAGTTGGTAAGTTAGGCGAATTGAAGTAATTCATTTTTATTTTGGCAAATACGAAATCTGCAAACTCGCGCATATCCTCTTCTTGTTCAAAACCATCAAAGCTAATAACTAATTCGTTGTTGTAAGTTGTGAAGGTTATGGCGTTTACCTTCTTGAACTTATCTAATATCTTTTTGTCTTTGTTCATGTGTGTTTGATCCATATGTTTACGTATAACTACCGCGCCTACGATTTCGAGGTGTGGTTGTATTGCAAAATAATATTTTTGTTTTTCCAGGATTTTGGACTTTTTTTTATTGTTGTTAGATTGCTAATCCAGCGCTCTATTCAATAAATAAAAAGCTTTTGGTGCATGCGGTTCAGCATCTGGTTCATGTTAGTTGCAAATTAGAATCAATCTAAACCTCATGATGCGAAACCTTAGATCCGTTTGCCTCGCTACTACCGACCTCCACTACATCAACATCTATAATCTTCTCAGCTGCTGGCTGTTGCCACTTGATCTCAATAGTTGTGTCTTGTTTAATCTCTTGCTTGTCTCCGTACAATGGAATGAGCTTGGTACATAACCACTTGGCTAATTGTACCTTCTCTCGTATGATCATGATGTTACGATTGTCTGCATGATCCAGTTGGTCCATTGCTTCTTCAATGTACGATTGTGCACCAATGCGTCTTGCATCAACTATCTTGTTTGCAAAATCTTTATCTTGACTGATCCAGTTGTAAATCTTCGTCAAGCTTGGCATATCCTTGTCCTTCGCTATCTTGGACAATGGAGTTCCGTGCATCAACTGATGGCAAATCTTGTTCGTTAGTTTGTCTGTTAGAACTATTGCTTTTGTCATTGTTAAACTTGATTATGTTAGCGGCAGATTTCTTTTTACCTTCCGCAGTTTTTGGTCCAGTGCTTGCTCCGCCATGTATTCTACAGCGTATAGTTCCTTTTTTAGTTAATATACCAGGTGCTCTACAAGGTCGTTTACCTTGTTTTGTTAAAGTCTGGCAAGGTAGTCGTAATCTACTCCACTTCATGCTTGTACTGTTTTAATATCGCTTGCTAGACAATTCTGTATGTAAAAGAAAATAAATAAGAAAATAATAAAAACAGTAACTGTATGTAAACAACTTTTAAAAACAGTTGCTTCGTGTACTCAGATTTTAACTATGAATTCTTATTTGTCTAGTCTCTAAGATTATCTTATGTGAATTATAATTTATAAATATTTGAGGATAGTTAAATTAAATAGATTTTCTGTCGTATATGTCAAGCTTTTTTGATTTTATTTTATTTACTAAATCATCCAAGACATTATCATATATTCTCTTAACAGTTGTTCGGTGATAGCCTAAATATCTACCTATTTGACTATAAGAATTCCTTGTAGCTTTTAACCAAACAATTTTTCTGTCATCAAGCTTGTCAATTGCTAATAACAAATCAATGGCAGTAGAATAATTTTGTATTTGTTTTGGTGTTGCTCTTAACTTTAAAACTGGTTTAACATGATAACCCCAGTCTCTTTTATCATAGTATGTTTCTAAACATTGATACATACTTGGACATCTATTGTTATTTGGTTTAGCAAGAAATCTTTCTGCTCTTCCAGCATCAACAAAGACACCTTCCATCCAGGTTCTTATTCTTAAATACTCATTAAGCTGATGTTCTATTTTTGATGACATTCTTATATACCCACTGGTAACGTAATTGTTCAGGTTTTATTTTTTGTAATTCTTCAACGCTCATGCTTTCTAATTTTTCCATAAGCTCGTATTGGTCCAGATCCTTAAACAAATAATTGTTAGCTGTCTCTTTAAGTTGTTTTAAATAACCATTGATTGCTTTAAATCCATGAGCCTGATTGTGTTTGGCAAATCCTATACTTGATAAAAACTTTTGATGGCTTGGCAAATCGAATTTGTAATAACCTTCTGATTTATCTATTGAAACAAGAGCATGTCCATCATGAATTATTTTTGTAAAATTAATTAAAATATTTTCTACTTCATTTTTAGTAAGCTGAAATTGGCCAGCAATATCAACAATTCTAACGTATGCTTGCTTTTTCTTCATATTAAATTGACTGCATATATAAAAATAAACTCTAAATTCCTGGTCTGATAAATTTAATTTATATATTTCTGGATTAATTATTAAAAACTTCGACATAGTTATTTAGCCTCCTAAAATTTTTATTGTATTCGTTTTTTTCTGTAACTCTTTTTTCTAAATATTTTTTACTGTTGCATGTTGGAATATGTTTTATGACTTTGTACTCAAGAAACTGCAGCATCTCATCTGGTGTTAAAAATTTAATTGGCAAATCTTTTAATTGGTTTTTAACTGCAAAACTTGTAACTGTTCTTTCGTTTGTGCTTTCATCAACTGAATACCAAATAGTATAAAAATCTAAGTTAGCTCTTTCTGCTAAAATTCTATATGGCTTGTTAATCCAATCACTCTTCGGTGTGCATTTATTATCTTTGTTATAAATTTGATCAGCAATAAATAATGGAGTTGCGCAAGCTGGACATACAGAAATATAATCCAGGTCCAAGTAAGCTATGCCGTTATGTTGCTGTCTATGCCAATGTGAAAAAGGCGTTGTTAAAATACTTGTAATTTTTTCTCTAGGCATATAAACTTTTATGCCTGATTTGATTTTTAATTCAATAATATGTAATTGTATAAAGTCTTATACTTATTCTAAACCTTCAATACCATAAGGCGCAGTTATAAATCTAAATAAATACCATTTATAACCTTTGTTTTTATAATTATCAGAAAATTTAACTCTTTTTTGATCTTTAGTAGGATCAACTATTGTAATTCTTTTATCATTTATTGCAGAGACATGTCCAAATACAAAACCTTCTTTTGTTTCTAAAATTATTTTTTTATTAATCATGTATTTTGGAAGAAAGTCTTTTGGATCGTAATTCATAGCTGAAAAAAAATAAACATAACTTTCATACTCATCATGGTATTTAGAATAAAAAGCTAAACAAGGTTCAAATCTTTTAATATCATTAGCTGGCATGTTCCAGTATGGTTTTTGATCAGTAGATAAAGGTCTTACAAAATTTTCACTAGAAATATTTCCTAATATAGGAACTTGTCCCATTGAATTTTGTTGCAGTTCTATTGGATATGCAGCGTTTATTTTATCCCAATTTGCTAACGTAATATTCTTTTCAGAAATTAAATTAGTAACTACTCCTCTATTAACACCAGTTGTTTTAGCAACTTGGCTTAGTCCATGTTTTTTTATAATGTGATTAACATGGTCCAGACGTTCTTGTTTAACGCTATCAATAGCTGTTTGTAATTGGTCTAATTCTTTTTGAATTTCTTTGTCGTTGATTTTTTTAGTCGCTTGCACGAGTTTGTTTATATCTATATTCATATATAAGACAATATAGGAATAAAATAACAACTTGCAAGATAAAATAACGTAAATACTTAAAAAAAAATATAATATGTTAATATATTAGCTTGACTTATAATTTATAGGCATTATTTAGGTTTTAATGTCAAAAAATGATATAATTTTACAAGATCCGCTGCAAGAAGCAGTAAAATCAAGGCTTCCTGAGTTTGCTCATAAACTAGGAATTGACCATTTTTCTCCTACTCAATTCACACTAGCTGATGGTGCTTGGTTATTTAAGTACGTAGTGCTGAACCAAAAAATGAGACGTGAATTATTAGAAAGTAATTCTGCAATGGAAGGTGGTAAAAGAGTTGGTGAAACTTTAGCCAACGCTGTTGCTGATGTTATTTATAAACAAAATCCAAATACAAAAAAAGTTCAACCTTACGATCATAGTAAAATTAGTTTTGATAATTCTTTACAAGAACAAATAGAAATTTTTAAAGAATATAATCCAGTAGATTTTAAAGATAGTGAAAAAAAAGATCAGTATCTTGAAGAGCTTCCATTAGTTGCAAGACATGCAATGGATGCTTTAATAAAATTAGCTGTAGCAAGTCCTGTTACATGCGAACGTCAAATATCAATTAAATCAATTCCAGGTGAAGATGAGTTCGCTCACTTTTCTCGTCTTCCTGTAGTTGGTAGAATTGACTTTGACTTCGGTAAACTTCCAGGCTCTGAGAGTGGTTCCTCAGACGCTCAAACTCATGGTGCGTTCCTTCCTGGAAGACTTATCGAATTAAAAACAAAGTGGTCGAAGCTTGGCAAAGTAAAGAAGGACGGATCAAGGTCTTTTATAGTTTCATCCTTGCCAGCTACAGCTAATTTCGGACACTGCGTACAAGTTGCTGTGTATGCTGCATATTATGATTTTAAAGTTCCTGTTAGTCTTGTTTATGCTAACAAGAATGAGTTTAGAATTTTTGATAGCAGCAACTGTGCGCAGTTAGAAGTAGAAGGAATGAAGAAGTCATTACGTTTAATGGCTCAAGTATTTAAAAGAAGAGAAAAAATTTTATCAATGTTTGATGGTCTTACAAGAGAAGAGATTATTGATAATGCTGTTGAAGTTATGGATCCAAACTTTGATCATCCGTTTGCATGGAATGGAGTACCAGAAAAATTATTACAAGAAGCAAAAGAATTATGGAAGGTTGTTTAATGGACCAGTGGAGTAATTTATTTGCAAAACAATTTTATGATCAGCAAAAAGCTGAACAATTGAGGAAGGCTGCACTCAAAAAAAAAATTAAATTAGCAGCTATTACAATAGGAGTATTATGTCTAATAATAATCGTAAGTTAGTTCCTGATGATTTAATAACTACTATTACTGATTTTAAAAGTAAACTTGGTGATAAAGGAGTTACTGTTGATATACATGGTAAAGATTACGCTACAGTTGCACCTAGAGTTGGAATAGCAAGACAAAATCTTGGAGCTAAATTACAAATCGTTACTGAAGTTATAAGCGCAAATAGTGATACTGTAGTTATGAAAGCTACAGGATTAATTGGTGGTAATGTTGTTGCAACAGGCCACGCTGAAGAACAAAGATCAGCATCAAGAATAAATAAAACATCTGCGATGGAGAACGCTGAGACGAGCGCAATCGGACGTATGTTAGCATTTTTAGGAATGACTAATGACAACATTGCATCTGCTGAAGAAGTTTCCGCTGCAATAGAGCAGCAAGATCCAAAAATACAACAAGTCTTAAAAGAATTAGAGGCTGTTAGTCATCAAGGATCTTACGAGAAGTGGATAACTAATAACGAAAAATTTATGAAGGATTTAAATAAAAACAATCCTTTAGTTTACAAAGAATTCGTTAAGAAATTCACTGAAATAAAAATCAACCTAACACGTAAAGGAGTTATTAAAAATGGCTGATGAAAAACAAAAGCGTCCAGATTTAGGCGCAGCTTTTCCAAAAACTTATAAAGAAAAACCTACGTCTTTTGACATGACTGGTAACATAGTTATTGAAGGTAAGAAATATAATTTTGGAGCCTATAAACAAAAGGCAACTGGTAAAGGTAAAATGCCAGAAGGTACAGAGTTCTATACTTTTTTCAAAGTTGATCTCGCGGAAGGTCAAGCTGATACAAGCTTTGATCCAGCATCATTGGAGTAGTTTAATGGATCCAGAAAAATTTAAATCTGTAGCCATAAACGTCAAGACCTACAAGATGCTTGAGGAACTTGCACAGAAAAAATTTGAGATGCCTATCAGCATGTCAAAGACTGTAGAGTTCCATATACAAAAAGCTCACGAAGATTTTAAAAAGAATGGATCGAAGAAATCTTCATAGGAGGCTCGATGACATAAGTAAGAAGCGTCAAGCGGAATACGGATCATTCGATCGCAATATGAAAAAAATTGCTGCTGTCTGGTCCGTACTGCTTGATGATTATCTTGTGAAAGATATTCCTGGATGGATGATACCTTTATTATTTTCCTCTTCAAAGTTAATCAGAGCATCCAGGTCTTTCAAGCAAGACAATTACGATGATGCTGCCAATTATTTATTGAAAGCAAATGAAATGCAAAAACAAAAATCAGAAATCGAAAACGATGAACAATTCATCGAAGACATTCTTGGAGTTCGTCCTGGACAAGGAAATGAATTACGAGACAACTTTCGGAAAAATGGAAAAACTACTAAAGGAGTATGAAGAACAATATGGAAAAAATGAAACAAAGAAGAGTTAGAAACTCATTACACACAATTAATAGAGTAAATTTTTTTAATCCTGAGACTGGAGTTTACACAAAGATAAGTAGTACAGCTTGGTATTTAAAAATTAGAAATCAACAACCTTGTTTTTATTTAGATTTAAATACAAAGTTTCAACAAATGCCTAAAGCTTGCTTTGAAGCAACGCTGCAAAGATCAGATGTAAATCCAATCGAAGTTCAAACTGAAATAAATAAATTTATGGAGGATAACAATGTCATACAAAAGAACTGAACAAAACTGGACAACAGCTCAAATAGTTGGATCTAATTTAAAATATTTAAGATTAAGAAGAGACAGCTATGTACCAATGAAGGTCCCAGCTGCAGAATTAAAAGTAACACACCAACAAATTGCTAAGTATGAAAGCGGTCAAAATTTAATTGATTGTCATAACTTAAAACTGCTTGCTAACTTTTACAAAGTTACAACAGATAATTTATTGGATCCTACTTTTATAGAACAACAACAACAAAAAATGTATGAGGCACAAAATGGCAGTTATTAACGCAAAATTAGTAGAAATAGAAGTGCAAGAACAAATGTACACAAATGAAGATAATGCAGCAAATAAATATATGGTTCATATAAAATATGAAAAAGATGAATTTGGACCAATTGAAACTGCATCAATTGTTTTAACAAACACAAAACCAATAATTAAATACACAATAGATACAGGAAATACTGTAGCTGAAAAAGATGAGCTTAGTTACTGATGTCAAAAATAATAAAAGAAATTACTGGTGAAGCTTCGTTTGTAATTGAAGAAGAATTTGCTGATGAAGAGAAGGCTCAAGTTGGCAAAGATCCTGAAGATCAAAAGGTTAAAACTTTAGATATAAAAATAGATAAAACAACGTGGAGGAAAAAAGATGAATAAAGTTCCGCATGATTTGCCAATTGATAGTAAAGTACAAAGACTTAAAAGACGTTATCAAGGATTAAGTAGAGTAGCTGCTGCCATCAATGACCTATATATTTATGGAGTATATCCTCAAAACTATCCTAATCTTACAACAGTCCTGGAGCAAGCAAAGGACCATGTAAAACAGATCATTAAAGAAACAAAACAAGAGATTGCATTTATAGAGGCACCAAATGGAATGTATGACTTGGTGATGGATGAAGTGTTATCTGATGCTGATAAGGATTTAAAATGATATTGAGACAAAAGACAACTACAGCTTTAGATATAAATAAAGCAAAAGAAAAAATACAGTTAGATAAAACCCATCAAGAAATCATTACTCAATTAGATAATAAAATAAAAAAATTAGAAAAAGAATTAGAAGAAACACAGAACATAGAGAAGCAACATCAAAGAATGAATGGTAAGCTTTATGAAGAAGTTGATCGTCTAAAAAATAAAGTTGCTGAATATGAGAAGATTTTAAAAATTCCTAGTAAAACAAAAAAAATAGCACCATAATTTCCTTCACAGATCAACGGAGACAGCGATTTGACTGCCTCCGCGATGGTTGATGCCTAATTAATTTTAAGGTTAATAGCTTTGCCGATAGACTGCCTTACAAGCTTTCTTTGATTTGTAGGTAAAGCAGCAGCATGATTTCCGTAGATTTCTTCAGTAGTTCTAAACAAGTCATGGCCAAGAGCGTTCTTGACATTATTTTTGTTTAGCATTGGATCTGAAGACATAGCATTGATTAATGATGTGGCAACGTAATGTCTGTAAGTCTTAGTTGGACATCCTTTAAATGGAGAACTAATAACTTTATAAGAAACGGATCCAGATTTTTTAGACCATTTAATAACAGCTAAGTTATTCTCTTCGTAAGTTTGCCATATCAATCTTCTAGCTCTGTATTCTGATATAGGCCCAGTGCCTCTTGTTGCTGGAAATAGATAATTGCTTGGATGATCTTTATTGATAAACATCCACCATTTTAACAACGGCAAGAAATCATCAACTATATCAATAGCTCTAGTGGATCCTCTATTCTTAGTCTTTTGTACAAAGTAACCTTCTCTGTAATTATAACGACCTTGAACATGGATCAATTGATTATCTAAATCTATGTGTTGATGCTGTAAACCTAAAAGCTCCGTCATTCTTAAACCAGTAAAAGCAAATGAGGCAAACAGCATTAATTTATAACTAGATAAATAATCTTTATTTTTGTTATCAATTAAATTGTAAATTAATTCCTGGCATTGCTCTTGAGATATAAGAGTTGTAGGTTCTTTGTCTGTATCTTTAGGCTGTAAATGCCTGTAGTTAGTCCAGGTAAATTCCAACACTGGAGTATTAAAGATATAATCTTTTGAAATACACCAACGCAAAAAAGTTTTTACAGATGCTATGATATTCCAGACAGTTCTATATGGTAGGTTATGTTTTGAATAAAGATCCTTGATCAATTTCTCTATGTGTTTATTTCTAAGTTGGTCCAGAAATAACTCAGGCATAGTATTGTGGAGATATTTACGCCAGAAAGCATCGTATCTTCTAACACCTTCTTTTGTTAGATTACCTCCAGTTTCTGCATCAAGTAATCTTTGTTTGGCAAATAGCTGAAATAAATCTCTCAATCTAAATCGATCAGAGATAACAACTTTGTTTGTTGCAATATCAGCTACAAGTTTATTGAGTTGTTGGTTGGCGGCAAATTTAGTTTGATATGGCCGTCCAATTTGTTTTCGATTGTTATCAAAGTCTTGAATAACATATCGATTTCTTTTTGGTACAATTCTTAGATCACTCATTTTTGGTCCTTATCTAGTCCAAATGCTTGAGCTTTATCTAATCTTTTTTCTTTTTCTTCTATTGAAAGCTGGTCCCAGTCATCAGGAAATGTAATTCCTGGAATGGTTTCAAAATATCTTTTTCGATATTTTACACTAGCTTCTCTTTGTTCTGGTTTTGATTTGTCCAGCATTAAATCAAACAATGCTGCAATTGAGCTTACTGTTTTTAGATTGTCTTTTGACATGGTTCCTTTCTAATGAAACCACAATTTAAACAAACTATAATATAACAACTACCAGGTAACTGGTTCAAATCTGGTTCATTTGTTAATTTACAAATGTTCCAATGTTCATATTTTATAAGATTTATTATAACAATTTGCAGTTTCATTTATCCGTTGTTTAGTTAGTATTAACAACTGAAACTTGTTGATTAATGAAACCTTAGTCCAATTATGAGTCCTGCGCTCTAACCAACTGAGCTACCCCGCCAAGACCATTTGGTTCAGATTTGGTTCATCAACAAATCTCAATTACCAAAATAATACCAGACTATATAGGATAATCAATTGTTATTTTTTCTTAGCAGTCTTAGCTGCACGTCTAAAAGCTTTAGCAGTTGGAGCGCCTTTACTTCCAGGTTTTCTCATTTTACCACCTCGCTTACGCTTTTGGTTGATGTTGTAATACAAACCTTTTTTAGCTTTACGACCTGATTTTGTTTTATGATAACCTTTTTTCATTTTTTCTTTCTTTTCCGTCTTAATTTTCTAAAATCAGCAGCATCTATTTTCTTTTTGTTGCCACCCATTTTTGCAATCTTCTTTTGTTTTTTACTTAACTTTTTCATTATTTTTTCTTTTTCTTTTTGAAGGCGCTTTTTCCTTTAGTAGAATAAGCTTTGCCTTTGCTTTTCTTTTTTTTGTACATTTTGTTTTTTCTCCTTGTAATAATCAGACATACAGTCTTTTTCAGGCTCCTTGCCTGGAATATGTATTCGACAAAAATTTAAATAATCAGGATAGCTTGAGACAAATGTTTCAGTTTTAGATCCGCAATGGTCGCAAGTTACTTGAACCTGAATTTCAGGTTTTTTTCTTCGCATAAATTTTATTGATATTTAGATCAGCACTTCCAACGTCTTCTTGCTGCTTTACCTCTTGGTCCAGTCCAGGATTTTGATCTTGCGCAAAAAGCTTTACGTCTTTTTGCAGCTTTAGATCCTGGCTTAACTTTACCAGTAACAGCTGTCTTTAATTTAGATCCAGGATTTGCTCTTCTATAAGCTCTTACACCTTTAGCTGTCATTCCAGCACCTTTAGATGTAGGTCTATAATTAGCGTTTTTACCTTTAGTTGTTCTTCTTATAGCCATTAGTCCATACTAGAAATACTAATTATCTTGCCATCCTTAACAACAGCTTTAACTTTGCTGCATCTGTACTCTGCATTTGAATTTCTTGTTGCGATACGTTTCTTCTTTAAGCACTCAGATATAGAAGGCATTAATAAATGCTCTTTCAATTCTGGTGGTGAGCCAAGAAACATCATGAGGCTAATTACTATTTCCATTTAATTTTCTCGTAAGGTTTAATAAATATTCAATTTTATCTTCAGCTTCTGCTACGTCTTTTTCTAGATTTTTAATCATCACTTGTGAGTGAATATTCTCGTCTAGTAACTCTTGGTGTTTCTCTAAAATTTTTGCGTTATGCTCAATGAGCATGAAAATTTCTAAATTCTTAGGCTCTTGTTGAGCCTTCTTTAATAGATCGCTTTCCATTAAAGTGTCGTTAGTTTCCAGCGATGTAATTCTGTTAGTCAAAGAACTGTAACCAAATACTGTAGAGGCAACTAAAGCTATTACCATTATTAGATTGGCAATAGGCATAGAAATTTTAGATTTATCTGAGATAGATATTTGATCTTTCATCTTCCTTGACCTTTATATCTAGTAAGTTTTTTATTTCTTTTTTCTGATTTATTTAAATTTTTCTTGTGTCTTCCTGGTCCTAGTTTTGGTGGTTTATCTCTAGGAACAAAATGCACAAACTTTTGTTTGGCCATTTATTTAATTATTATTTTTTGAATTTTTTGATAGCTAGGTCCGTAACCTTCATTCCAAAACTGCTCGCGATGGCAGCAAGTAACGCATAAATATACCAGTCTGGCAATTGGTTTAATGTTTCAAATCCTTCTTTTAGTTTTGCAATCCACTCAGGTTTATTAAAAAATACAGATCCAAAAACAATCAGTAACGGCAATGACAAGATCACTGTAAACCACTCATCACGCCATGAGTTATCCATTGCGTTTTGTTTGGCAACTTCAAATTGGATTTCACCTTGCACCATTTTTTCATAATGTTTTTGTTCAGCCAAAGCTTTCATTTGTTTTGTTTCGGATCTAGTTTGCATAACTTTAAAACCAGTACCAATAACTTGACTAACTACATTCCATATCATGATTGTACTACTCCATCTTTCCACTTCATGTCTGGCAAACCATTAAAATATTTTTTGCCATCATAAGTTAAAACTTGTTTTCTGTTTGCGCCTTTTTCATTATAGCTTACATGTACCCAGCCACCTGAAGGATCTTCAGGATTATAAAATTCTAAAATAAGTTGATCAAAATCAACATTGTTCTGTAGCCAATAAGCAATTTGTATATTTGGAATTCCTGGTATCTCAAAATCTACTGCTTGACCTTTTGCATGTTGTGAAGTTTTTTTAGATCCAATTGCTTCGCAAAGTTCCTCTGATCTATATCCTGAAGTTATAATAATAGCTTTATCAAACTTAGCTCTAACAGGCTCAAGTATTTCATAACAAACATTTTCTAAGTTTTTAATATCACCAGCACCAGGCTCGTTCTTAATACCTTTCCTGGTAGCAGTCATAGACTTAGTAAACTCTTCTAACTTAAAGTGTTTAGATAGTTGCATAATTATTTTAATTGAAAAAAACCAATAACAGATGCAGCAATAGTTCCAATAAATACAAGAACTTTAACCATACCTTTACCAGTTGATACTTCTGTTCTTAATGATTTAACTTCTTTTTGTAATTCCTTAATAGCTTCCTGAATAAGCTCCATACGTTCAGCGCATAACTTCTCATGTGAAGATAGTCTGATGCCTACACTCTGTTGTGCAAGTGATGTAACGGATTTCTTTTTAGGCATTATGCTTTAGGTATATCTGATTTTACTTTAGCAATAGCTGTCTGCCAATTAGTAGTACCATTAACATTATCCCAGTATTGCATATCAAGTTGTTCTTGAATTGTAGGATAAGCAGTTGCTCTATCTCTTTGATATTGGTTAGCATCATACTCTGCTTGTACCTCTACCATTTTAGCTTCTATGTCAGCTTTAGGTATTGGTGTTGTTCCATTGTGCCAAATAATTTCACAAGTATTAATATCTTCTCCATTAACAGATACTTCTGCATTAGGATTTATTTTAAGTATTGCTTTTGTAATCATTATCCAGCTATCTCCATTAAAGTTATTGTTGATAAACCTCTACTACCATAAACTGCATCTGTGTCATTTGGAGTTCTGTTTAAATAAATTGGTGGACTTGTAGTATTATTATACCATTCTCCAAAATAAGTTGTTGCAGAAGTTTTACTTGGACTATCTAAGTGCATCATAGATTGTACTCTTGCAGAATTCTCATTTGCATTCATATACATACTTGTATTTTGTCTGTTACTACTTGCAGTAATTCCACCTCCAATAACTGTACTATCTCTTTTAATTCTAACAATACCATGATTTCCTGTTGCTAATGTAAAATTACAAATGACTAAAACTTTACTTGAAGTTGATGATGGTGTTATATCTAAAGTTAAACCTGATATTGCTTGCCAACTTTGTGATGTTGATGACCTTACTTGTCCTTCTGATGCATGAACAACTTGCAAAACCTTACCACCTACACCAGCTGGTAAAGCAGTTATAGCTGATATTGTATTATTGTTTGGTTTAATTATTGCCATCTATACTCCTATTAGTGCTTTCACTTCTTCTTCGGTTAAACCTAAGTCTAAAAGTTTTTGTTTGCCAGATGCTTTTTTAGTTTCTGCGTTTGCTTCAGCATCTTTTAATTCTTGTATCTTTGCATCTACTTCTGCTTCTGTTGGCATAATAGCACCATCTTTTATTATTTTAATATTGGCATAAGTCATTCGTTGGTCGTTAGGAATTTTATTTCCATTGTCATCTTCTTTTTTCCAACCATACCAATTACCACCATTAAAAGTTTGTAATGCACTTTGAAAATAATCTTTATCCATCTTATGTATCTCCTAATCTAATAAATGTAAATTCTGTCATGTTATGACTTGTGTTGCCTGAAAACACAGAACCAGTATTAAAATTTTCTTTGTTAAAATAAACTTTTACATTTGAAATATTAGTTACATCTATAAAAGATGTGCATATTATTGTATCATGAGTACCATCAACTCTACCTCTGGCTTCTGAAACTTTAGTATAATTTGAGTTATCAGTAGTTACATACATTACACCTGTAATATTATTATCATTACCACCAGAACCATCAGATTGAGCATTAAATTTTGCTTGAACATAATAAATTCCTGTAGATGGAAAAGAAAATACACCAGAACTTTCTGACATTCCTGTACCTATATAATTAAATCCTGTACTATCATTTCTTTCTAAATTAGAATTGATTGCACCATTACCACTACTATCAGCAGTTAATCTCCATTGGTCTGCAACAGTAATTCCACCACCTTTAATTAATGAGTAATCAATTCTTTTTAATGTACCAGCATCTGATACTAAAAATTCGTCTGTGTCTGCTGGTTCACTAGCAAGTTCAGTAGCACCAGAAATAATATCATTATTTAATTTTGCATTTGTAACTGCGTTAGCACCAATTTTGGCAGCAGTAACAGTATTATCTGAAGGAGTACCTATGTCTAAGCTGTTGCCTAATACCATTACAAAATCTATTACATCTCCTGTAGATAAGTTTGATGCAAACGTCAGAGTAGAACCTGAAATTGTAAAGCTGTCTGTTGGTGCTTGTAGTATACCATTTAATGAAACTAAAAACTGATTGACATTATCGTAAGATGTGAAGTTCACACCTCCATTTTGCATAGTGTATGCAGCTTGACCATTAACAACAGTTATGCTGTCTAGCTTTACAAAGTTTCCTATTACTGGTGTCTTACCTATATATGCCATTCATTAACTCTTTGGGTTATTATTCTTTATACCTTGTATTCTAGTTTTCCAAGCTTCCATATCATGATATATTTCGTCTAGCTGTTCGCCAATATCACCATAAGCAGCTTTTCTTGTTGCATCTACTTGAGCATTAGTTTCAGCAGTATTTGCAGCAGTTTCATATGATGCTAATTGCTCAGCAGTTGGTTTAGATACACCAGAGATATTCCACTCTTTTATGTATGCACCTTGACCATTACTATCGTCTTGCAACAATACATCACTTGTAAAATCTACATCACTAACAGAGTTAGCTTTGCAGTATTCTTTTATTTTTGTACTTAGTTGTGCCATAGTTTTACCTCCTTAATTTAAAATAATTTATATGCTCCAAAATAACTTTGATTAGA